GAGAGTAGTTTGAGCATGTAAGAGTGGAAGAAGGCGAAGCGGCAGCGTTTTATTTTTTAGAGGACTTAGTAAAAAAAGAAATTGAAGTCGCTGAGGCTGTTGAAACAGAGTACAAAGAATAAAACTCAACAAAATAATCCTTTTAGTAATAAGTGAGGGTTTAGGGCCCTCACACAATCACAATCGGTTTAGGAAGTTCGTTATGTAATAAATAACGTTGCTGCTCTTTAGCAGTCAGTATTCGTTTATAAGCATTTTTATAATCAAATTTCTCTTTACCATCTTGGGTATAGACATTAATACGTAAATATTCGTATCTACCATCTGGTAAAAACATAATCATTTCTTTTTCATTCATGGGATTACCTCCTTGTTTGATGAAAGTGTAAGTTTGTAGACAGTCTTTGTCAATATAGTAGAAATAGAAAGTGAGGTTAAAAGAATGGAAGGTAATATAAAGCTATTAGGTGCAGACGGAATGTGTGGAATGGAGTTTACAGGGGATAAGGTTAATGTTTATAACGATGCAGGATATGTGATGGAGAGTATGACAACGAGGGAGCATGTTCAGGAAGTTATTGATTTTCTTAAAGAGTGTAAAGAGCAAATGGAATAGAAAGTGAGGATATAAGTTGTTCAAACATAAAAAGAAGACAGGCCGTATTAATAGTAGAAAAACAGTCGCACTAGGAATTGAGTTTGATAGTAAAACAGAAGCGGAGTATTACCTGGTATTGAAGAGTAATCCTGAGGTTGTTGAGATTGAGCTACAACCTCAGTACCTGCTCCTTGAAGGGTTTTATATTACCACACGAGAGGGCAAACGAAAGAAGCGAAGAGACTGGAAATTTACAGCCGATTTCCTCGTCACTTATAAAGATGGAACACAGGAAGTAATTGATGTCAAAGGCTATGCTAATGATCGCTTTCCGTATATGAAGAAAATGTTCGAATATCGCTATAAACAGGAGTTAGTTGTTGTTATGAAGGACAAGCAGAAAGGTTGGGTAAGAAAATAAAGGGAGCTGAGTAGATGATTCCAAAATACAAAGGTACAAGAGAGTTCATGTTGCACCGTAATGAAGATGGTTTTGGAGATAAACAACGTGTATGGAATTTCGATGTATTTACGTACAAGGAGCTAATGAATCATTTAGACGACGGATGGAGAATTCACGATGAAGAGAAACGTATAGCGGCGTTTTATAGGAAGACAACAGCTTAATGAATAATGGAACCATGCAGAGTAGATTGGTGGGGGCTACTTTACTAAGCATGTTTCCCTTATTCAACAAAGAGATAGTAAAATTTCACGTACCTGATGTGAATGTAAAAAGACAAATTCGGAAATAGGGGGATTACAGATGGAGCAATTAGCATTCTTTCCAGAAATCACGAATGAGGAGTACAAAGATATACAGAGAGAAGTTGCAAAGGCATTGCTTAATTATAGAGCTTTAAAAGTTCGTATGATTAATCAGGAAGAGTGTGCCGCGGAGAATATCAGTAGTCCTTTTGTTGAAATACGTAATACAAAAAAGATAAAGGATATAAAGTACATTCAAATGAAGAGAGCGTTAGAACATGCTCTTGATCCGGAGCAGAGAGAAATTATTGAAAGGAAGTATCTTAATAATGGATTGATGAGCGATAAAGCTGTAAAGGCACAAATGATGATGGAGAATAATTGGTTCTATACACAAAAGAGACATGCGATTATGGCACTAGCTGAAGCGCTATTGATTATATAAAAAGGAGAATGATATATGAATTTTTTAGTATTGTTATTTGCACACTTATTGGCAGATTACCCGTTACAAGGAGATTTCTTAGCGAATATGAAAGGTAAGAATCATATTGTACTAGCTACACACGCAGGGATATGGACAGGAACAGTATTAATCGCGGCATATTTCTTAGGTTATAACATTACTTATATTGATGTAGCTTGGATGTTTGTTGTTCACGTTGTTGCAGATTACATGAAAGCGAAACCTGTAGGCTTCTATAAGAAATTAGATTCATTAAAATCAGGATTGTTAATCGATCAAGCGATACACATTTTGCAAATCATAGTGTTCCTATTTTATAAGAATATGTAATTAAAAAACACGGATAAAATGCGGATAAATTAACGATAAAGGAGCGGATAAGTAGATGCGCGATTCAAATTATTATTATCTTACAAGCCCTTTGACAACTGCATATCGAAGAGGATTAGTACACCTATCAGTGAAACGTTCTTATGCGAGAATGTCACGGTAACGTATACCGCATAGTAGGGCGGGCAAGGCGGTAAGAACCCGCGTTAAGACGAAAAGACCAATGAATAATTATAATGACATATTCCAGTGTGGCGGGTGTGAGATAACTCGCACTCGTCATGCTGTTTCTAATTTGTATCAATCGATCAGTACAGAATCCACCTTCTGTATTGAATATTGATATAAAATTCAATATTCCTGTTATGTTGATTTCTAAGAATGGGGATGGTTTTCATGATTGAATGAATGCCGTTCTAAAAATCTAAAACAGTATACGTATCTCGTACATTAGTAATTACTAACGATTCTTATTAATGACCAAAACGAGGGCAAAGAGTTCCACTCTTTGTTTGAGCCAATACAGCGGAAACATTCCCCTTCCGTCCCTCTAGTGTATTGGTTCAAACAAGGCGTCGGAAGAAACATATACGTCTTGATATAAATTAAAAACCCTTTATAAGAGAGTTACACCATAGCTCTCATTCGACATGTGGTATGTGATGCCCTAAAATCACAGGACAATCTCTACGGAGTATAAACGAGAAGAGAAGCAACATATGAGTGCTGAAAGAGATATAGGAAGCTCTTGCTCTTCTCCCAGTCACTGAACACAGGGCGTGTAGCCAAACTAGTTGATGCGGTGGCTTGGAGAAGGTTGAGAGTACTCAGTCTTGATCTAAGAGAAACTTTTGCCATTTGTTTTCTCTCTTTTCTCCCATCCCCTTGAAAGCTGTCACTTTGGTGATGGCTTTTTGTTTTTTGTAAACTAGGGATTATCAATTATGTTAGTTCCTAGTTTAGAGAGAATAAAATTATTTACTATATAGAAATTACACATTAAACGTAAAACAGAACAAAATGGACATTTAAATAGGAGGATAATAATGAGTGAACATAAATTAACAGTAGAAAAGAAAGATAAAGATAGTATTCATTTTAGACCAACATTCCCCCATAAGATTGACGGAAATAAAATTAAAACATTGGATGATGTAATTAAAATCTTGAGCCTAATGGAGATTCGTTTAGATGATAAGGCGGTAAAGGGGCTAGAGCATCTAATTGCGGATGACAATGATTAAATCAATAGCAATTATCGTAGGCGCTGCTGTGATCTTGGTGGTGTCTTGTTTGTTGTTAAGGAAAGATAAGCGAAAGAAGCAAATGGAAAGAGAAATCAGAGAAGAGCGATTGAAGTTTGTAAGAAAGAAATTTGCTGAGTATCTTGAAAGGAAAGATAAGGAGTGAGGGAATGAGTGGATTCGGATGGTCTTTAGTACTGTGCGTGTTATGGGAGTCTAGATGGTTCTTGTTAGCATTCCTTTTACCTACATTCTTAATCGGATTAGGAACAGGGTGGCTTATATGGGGATAAAAGACATCTATCAGATTGCCTCCGAAAGAGTAAATGATGTTGCTGATATTCCTTTATGTACTGTAATGAAAGCGTTGGAGATAGACCCGAATGAAATCGTAAGTTTTATGGATGAGATTGAGGAGGGGTGAGAGGATGAAAAGAGCGGTATTAAAAACCGTTAATGACGATGTTCATATTATGAATGGGCCAGCATTGCTAGGTTTGTACAAGCAAAACGGCAATAAGTTATTTACGACAGATATTATTTTAGACATCAAAGATGACGATGGAAACATTGTGGCAATGTTAAATGCTAAATATGTAGTCTCAGTGGTATTTGATAACAACTAACAAAACAAACGAACACAACGAACGAAAATAGAGATAGTTAACAAGGTGAAGTTTATGCAGGAAATAACGGTGATTAGGTGCTGAAAACCCGCTAAACTACGCTATGTATAAAATCATGCATAAAGAATTGGAATGATACGTTACAGGAAGTGAGTGTTTTCAACGATTTCCCGTAATATCAACTTTTATCAACTGCCGATAAGAATGGTTATGTAAACAAGATATGAAGCTATTAGTATATTATATTCATTTCCCTGCATAAATTAGTTTTCGTTATGGATTTTTTAAAATATGATTCTTTTTGTGTTATTCTGGAAGAAAAGGAGCGGTAACTATGGATGAAAAGTTCTATTTTGTTTCTTATATGTGGGAAGATGTTGAAAGAAATATAAGTTGGACTCCGGAACATATGGTTATAAATGAGCATCCATCAATATGGTATAAACGAATTAAGTATAGCAGCACCAAAGATTATAGAATAGTTAGTTTCCAATCCATTTCAAAAGAGGAATACGAAGAATTCGAAGTCATTCTGTAAAAGTAGCGAATCCGCTGCTTTTTTATTTTATGGAGGAATTACCATAAGGAGGAGTTAGACAGATGAAACTAAATAAACAAGAACAAACAGTTATTGTCGGTCATTTAATCAACAATGTTATTGGATTAGAATTAGTTAAGCAACACATTGATCCACAGAAATTAGAGAAGGCTGTAGCTTTGCATAATGAAATGAATGATGATATGACGCCAAAACAGTGTCGAGAGGCTCTTATTAGTGCGTTGGATAAAACAATTGATGAGTTTTTAAAAGAATAAATAAAATACTAAAAGAGATTATCGTGAGGTGGTGGTCGTGGCACGACAACGTAGCCCAGACAGAGATAAGGCATTTGAAATATATAAAGCAAGTAAAGGTGAGAAACCGCTGGTTGAAATTGCTGAAGAGTTAGGTATAAAGAACCCTTCGCAAATTAGAAAGTGGAAATCACAGGACAAATGGGACGAAAAAATAAATGGTAACGTAACTATTGCAAAAAGGAGCGTTACTAATGTTAAAAATCCCAAAACAAAAGAAAAACTAAAAGAGATTTTAGAAGATGAAGAGCTGACCGAAAAGGAACGGCTTTTTTGTTTGTATTACGTGAAATACTTCAATGGTACACAAGCTGCACTGAAAGCTGGATACTCTAAAGATGGTGCTCATGTACAAGCGAGTCGGTTACTAAGGCGTGAACGAGTTTCTTCCTATATAAAAGAGCTTAAAGGTGAGTTAGTTGAAAATGTGTTTGTAGAAGCGATGGATGTGCTGAAAGAGTACATTAAGATTGCTTTTGCTGATATTACCAATTATGTGACCTTTGGGCAAAGAGAAGTTGAACTAGAACCGTTAGAGAAAACATCAGTAGATGAAGATGGAAATGAAGTGACGGAGTTTATTACTGAAACAAGAATGATGAACTTTGTTGATTTAACTGAGTCTGATATGGTGGATGGTTCAATAATTACTGAAGTGAAGCAGGGGCGTGATGGTATTTCCATTAAACTTGCTGACAAAATGAAGGCTCTGGATAAGCTATCTCAGTACTTTGACTTAGTTCCTGACAACTTCAAGCGCCAAATTGAAGAGGAACGCCACAAGATGCAGAAGGAAGTGCAAAAGGTACACATTGAGAAGATGAGGGCTGAAATAAAAGAACTGACTGATGATAATAGTAACGGTGGTAAAGTCATCATTGTAAACGATAAGGAAGCCATGAGAAAGGCGATGGGAAATGACCAAGACAGTTAATATTATGGACTTGATGAATATCAATTTCTACTCGTTATGGCTTGCAGAGCAGTCACATATCGTTGCAAAAGGCGGCCGTTCATCTATGAAGTCTTCCGTTATCTCAATGAAGCTCGTAACTGATTTTCTTGAAGATGAGCAAGGCAATGTAGTTTGTTTGAGGAAAGTCGGTAAGTACCTATCTACTTCTATTTATGAACAAATCAAATGGGCCATTTATATGCTTGGTGTAGAGAGCGAGTTTTACTTCGGTAAATCACCTTTAATCATTAGGCATAAGAAGACCAACACTGCATTTTATTTCTATGGCTGCGACGATCCCTTGAAACTTAAGTCGGCTAAGATTGCTAAAGGCTATGTAATGGCACTTTGGTTCGAGGAAGCAGCGGAATTCGCTGGGGTAGAAGATATTGATATTGTTGAGGATACTTTCATCCGTCAAGAAATCGAAGGTAAGGAAGTAAAGGTGTACTTCTCATACAATCCGCCACGAAATCCATACAGTTGGATTAACGAGTGGTTAGATAGCAAAGCAGGAGATGAGGACTATTTCATCCATCACTCAACATACATGGATGATAAAAAAGGTTTCTTATCTCAGCAGATGATTAGGAAAATTGAGAAGTATAAGATACATGACTTAGATTATTGGCGGTGGATGTACGGTGGAGAAGTTATCGGTTTAGGTGATATGGTCTATAACATGAATCATATACAAGAAATTGACGAACTCCCACATGATGATGACATTATTTTAATCGATACAGCATCCGATACAGGACATCAGGTATCTGCTACTACTCATTTATCGCTAGCTTTCACTAAGAAAAGAAACGTTATCTTGCTAGATACCTATTACTATAGCCCTGCTAATAAGGTAGTTAAGAAAGCTCCAAGTGAGTTGTCTAAAGACTTCAAAGAATGGCAGGATAGTATAATCAAAATGTATAACAGGTATTTTGATAAACAGACAATTGATTCTGCAGAAGGAGCGCTTCGTAATCAGGTTTTTAAAGATTACGGTATAAGACTGCATCCAATAGCGAAGAAAAAGAAAATAGATATGATCGATAACGTCCAGGACTTGTTAGCTCAGGGGCGTTTCTTTGTATTGAAAACAGAAAGAAATAAAATTTTTATAGAAGAACACAAGAAGTACCAATGGGATGCAAGCACTCTTCAAAGTGATGATCCAAAAGTAATGAAGGTAGATGATCATACTTGTGATGCATTTCAGTACTACGTTAATGATAACTTACAAAAACTCGGATTGAAATTTTAGGCGGTGATAACATGTTTGGAAACATCGTTGCGAAGGTAAGGAGGTGGATGTACAAATTGGGCCTGATTAAAGGGATTAAAAATGCTGTAGATATGAAAGATGTTATGATGACTGATTCAATGTATAACAACATAGAAAAATGGAAGCAGTTATATATGGGGTATTTTCCGAAGTGGCATGACGTTACGTATCAAACAGTAGACGGTAACTCTCATAAACGCCAAATGAGAAGTATGGGGATGCCGAAAGTAATTGCGTCAGAAATGGCTAACCTTGTTTTTAATGAGAAATGTGAGATTAGCCTATCTGATGAGAAAACGCACGATTATATAACTGAAGTTCTTAAAAATAGTTCGTTTTATCTTCAATTCCAAAACTATTTAGAATATATGTTTGCTTTAGGTGGTATTGTGGCTAAAGCATATGTTGACAATCAAGGAGTTCGGATTGGTTTCGTAAATGCAGATTGCTTTATCCCAACTGCTGACAATGGGAAAACAGTGACAGAAGGTGTTTTTGTAAATGAAACAAGGAAAAACAATAAGAAATATACGTTACTAGAATGGCATAGTTGGATAGATGGTAAATATGTGATCAGGAATGAATTATACGAGTCTGATGGTTCTGAATTAGGAACGAAAATACCATTAGCGAAAATGTATCCTAATCTAAAAGAAGTAGTAGAGATTGAAAACTTGAAGCGTTCCTTATTTGTATATATCAAGCCTAACCTTGCTAATAACATCGAATTAACTAGTAATTTAGGTGTGAGTATCTATTCTTCTGCTTTAGATACATTACAAGAATTAGATGTGGCATTTGATTCATTCGAAAGAGAATTTAGATTAGGTAAGAAGCGAATTATTGTCCCAACAAGTGCAGTGAAAACAATTGTAGATCCTATGACGGGTGAAATGCGCCGTTACTTCGATGCGAACGATGAAGCTTATGAGTCTTTGGAGTTAGGTATGGACAGTGGAGCTGTAAAAGAGATATCATTCGAACTTCGTGTAGAGGAACATGTTTCTGCTATCAATGCGTTGTTAAATATCTTATCAATGCAGACGGGATTTAGTACAGGTTCATTCACTTTTGATTCGGAAGGGTTAAAAACAGCTACCGAAGTAGTGAGTCAAAATAGTAAAACGTACCGTACTCGAAATGGGCACGTAACGATTATTGAAGAAGCATTAAAAGATCTAATTACTGTCATTTTAGAGATTTCGAAACTATACGATCTGTATTCTGCTCCTGAAGATATTGATGTATCTGTAAACTTTGACGATAGTATTGCAGAAGACAGAAACACAAATGCGGATTACTGGATAAAACTTAAATTGAACGGCCTGACATCTGCAAAAATGGCAATTATGAAGGTTTTAAAGGTAACAGAAGAAGAAGCGAAGAGGATACTTAAGGAAATACAGGAAGAAAATAAAATAGTTCTCCCTGAGGATGTCGATTTCTTCGGTATGAACAGCAAAAAACAAAATAATAGCCCAGGAGATGAAGGGTAATGGCACTCCCTCCTGAAAAGTTACAGCAACTCTCTATGTTTGTAGTAGATATCTACAATGCAATTGAAGAAGAGTTGCTTTTAAATATGGCCAGAATGCTCAAGTATGACAGGGAATTGCTACTTACTGCTGAGAACTTCGAACAATACCAACATTGGCGAATAGTTCAGTTAAATAAGCTAGGTAAGTTGAATCAACAACAAATGGATACTATTGCTAGTCATAGTGGTAAAACGGCTGAAGAAGTGCGGAAGATGTTAGAAACCGCTGGATTTACAGCGGTAGAACAACATGAACCGTTATACCAGGAAGCAGTACAAGCGGGAAGTATAGTTGCTGCTCCTGCAATGCATACGAGCGCCGCACTAATTGGCATTCTTAACACGTATGAGCAACAGGCGTTAGATACATTGAACCTTGTAAATACAACGATGCTGAAGCAGTCACAACAGGTTTATCTTGATGTTTTAAACAAGACGGTAGGTAAACTGTTAGGTGGTGTCATAACGCCACAACAGGCACTTAGGCAAACTGTTTCTGAGTGGTCTCAGCGTGGAATTCCGGCTTTGATTGATAAAGCGGGAAGAAGGTGGGGAGTAGAAGGATACGTTAGTATGGTTGCTAGGTCTACAAGTCAAAATGTTGCTAATGAAATGCAGAGGGAACGTGCTGAAGAGTATGACGTCGATTTAATAGAGGTTAGCTCTCATAGTGGTGCGCGTCCAGGTTGCAGCCCGTATCAGGGCCGTATTTACTCTCGAAGTGGAAAAAGTAAGAGATATCCACCGTTCTCTAGTACTTCTTATGGTGAACCAAGTGGGATCTTAGGGATAAATTGCCGGCATATAATCTACCCTTACATTCAAGGTAAGTCAACTAAACGTTACGAACCATATGATACTTCGGAAAATGACAGAGTATATAAGGAAAGCCAACAACAAAGAAGCTTAGAACGACAAATTAGGAAAGCGAAGAAAGAAGTAAAGGTTATGGAAGCGCTAGGTGATGCGGATGGCGTGAAGGAAGCGAAGAATAAGGTTTCGCAACGTCAGGCTGCTATGAAGGAATTCATTAACCAAACGAAGCGTAAACGCCAATATAACCGTGAACAAATTGTTTAGGAGGAATTACGATGATAAAACCATATAGATTACGATTAAATGAAATGCAGTTCTTCTCTGAAGGGGGAGAAAATCCACCAGTTGCACCGGAAGGAGGTGAGCCTAATGTAGCGACACCAGAAACTACACCACCAACAAACCCAGAACCGCAAGTTACTTTTACCCAAGAACAATTGGAAGAAGCCAAACAGCAACAAGAAGCAGCTTTGCTAAAGAAACTTGGTGTAGAGAACTTAGATCAGCTAAAACAAACGGTAAAAGGTTGGAATGAGTATCAGGAATCACAGAAAACAGAGCAAGAAAAAACAAATGAAAAATTAACAGACTTTGAGACTCAGTTGCAAGAAAAGAATGAGTCTCTTTTTAATTTGCAAGCAGAAAACGCTGCTATTAAGTCAGGTATTACAGAGGAAAAGAACTTAAATGCAGTTATTACTCTAGCAAAAACAAAGGTTAGTGACGATATAAACATTACAAAGGCTATCGAAATGGTAGTTGAAGAGTTTCCTCATTTTAAAGATGTAGTGGAAGAACCGCAAGGAGCTCCCAAACCTACATTTACAACTGGTCAGCATCAGAAACAAACGTTGACTGAAGCTGAAAAATGGAAAGCTGCTTTTTCTAAAATCTAAATTTTAAATAATAGGAGTGATTTATTACATGGCTACATTAAATTATGCTGCACAATATCAAGAGGCATTAGTACAGAAGTTTGCACAAGGCGCTGCATTTGGTGCATTATACAATACACCTAACAATAATATCGTTAAATGGACAGGTCCTAAAACGATTCAAATTCCAAGTATCAAAGTAGGTGGATATACAGACGTTAACCGTGACGTTGTAGGAAATTACACTCGCCGTGTTGATAACTCATTTGAACCTAAGACTTTAGGTCATGACCGTGAATTCCGCACTTTAGTTGATCCAGTAGATATCGACGAAACGAACATGGCTGTATCTATCGCTAACATTACACGCGTATTCCTTAATGAAGAGAGTATCCCTGAGCATGATAAATACATGGCTTCAAAATTATACTCTGAATTCACTGGAGCAGGTAAAACTGCAGATGCTACGGTATTAACTGCTGCAAACATCTTAAGTGTATTCGACCAAATGATGTTAGAACAGGATGAAGCAGAAGTACCACAAGATGGACGTCTACTTTATGTAACTCCTGCGGTTAAGAAATTATTAAAAGAAGCAGAGCAAATTCAACGTACGCTTGATATCAAAGGCGCTGGTGAAAATGCAGTTAATCGTAACGTGTATTCATTAGATGACGTGACAATTGTTACTGTTCCTTCTTCTCGTATGAAAACAGCTTATAATTTCACAAATGGAGCTGTTCCAGATGCTGCTGCAAAACAAATCAACATGATCTTAGTTCATCCTTTAGCAGTTGTATCTCCACAAAAATACGAATTCGTTGACTTAGATACTCCTAGTGCTGCTACTGGTGGCAAATACCTTTACTACGAGCGCAAATACTGGGATGTATTCATCTTAGGTGCAAAAGTAGCAGGTGTTAAATTCAATATCACTACTGCATAATGAGAAGTTTTTACAGCTTCTCTTTTTTCTTATTACGAAAGGAATGGTGTTAAATGAGTAACACAGTAAAAGTGCAACGCTTGAATAAAGTACTGCACATTGAAAAAGACTTTCTCCCTAGCTATCTGAATGATGGGTTTGATCATATTACCGAAGAAGGTAAAGTAATCAAGCGTGCTACAGGCGGGCGCAATGTCACGTTAGGCGAATATAACAAAGCACTTGACCAAATTGAAGAGCTGAAAAAAGAATTAGCTGATTTAAAAGCACCGAAAAAGTCTGCTGCTAAGTAGGTGATTGTATGGCATATATAGATGCTGATTACTATACGAACATATACAAGGGAATGCCTGTTGAGGACCCGGATATGTTAAATCGTATGATTGCAAGGGCTTCTGATGTAGTTGATCAGATTATTAACTGTAAATTGAGTGGTGTTGATTTTGATAAATTAGCACCATTTATCAAGGAGCAAGTAATGAAAGCTACTGCTGCTCAAACAGAGTATATCGCTTTATATGGTGAAACCTCTGCAAATACCATGATTGATACACCTGTTATGCAGGTTGGTAAGTTCCGATATGGATTGTTGAGAGGTGGTAAATCTGAAGGTGCAGGGAAAGACGCTCGAATAGCACAAGGTACAATCGCCTTTCTAAGGCCTACAGGTTTGCTTTATTCAGGGGTGTCAGTTCATGATTAATGTCATTCCTATCCCATTGCATTTGCTAATCCATACCGTTGAATACCATGAGTACATTGGAGAGGATGACGTTTGGGGCGGTGGATCTGCTTCATATGCTGAACCTATCATTATCGAAAGAGTGCGTGTGCAACCAAATGAAAAGGTGTATAACGCTACAACGGGTGATAGCGTGACATTCCAATCTATTCTATTCCATGATTCTATTAACTCAGCTCATCCTAATCAGGTTTTTAAAGAGAAATCAAAAATCGTGTGGAATGGAAAGGAAATGTTTATTAAAGAGGTTGAACCACTTTATACAACAAATCCGAACAGACCGCACCATACGGAGTTGTACTTACGATGATTAGGGTTAATGTACGAGTTAATACTTCTCAAATTGAACCTAACGTTATGAATGCTGTTGAAAAATCCCAGTTCGCATTAGACCAACAAGTTCTAAAGGACAGTAATTATTATGCTCCTGAGGATACAACGGAATTAAAGCGTTCTGGAGTCAGATACAGCAGACCAGGCGAAGGGCATGTTGGTTGGGATACGCCATATGCGAGGCGCTTGTATTACAATCCGCAGTACAACTTCTCTAAAGATGTAAATCCTAATGCGCAGGGCTTGTGGTTCGAAGCTGCTAAGGCTGCTCATATAGGAGACTGGAAAAGAATCGTTAAACAAACAATGGAAGAAAACTTATAGTAGGTGATCACATGAAATGGTTAGTAGAAAGCGCGATCAAACATTTAACTGCTGTTTTACCTCCAAATATTGTGTACGCGCCTATCAAAGCGAATGTATTAGATGTGGGAACTAATAACACACCAAGAAAGAGCATAGCTTTACGGATTATCCCCTCCGCTCCAGGTGAACAGTATTTCGAAGGTGAAACAATCCGTAAACAGTTTCAAATACTCGTTAAGAGTCCTGACGGTTTAGAAGCGATGTCTAGTATCGAAGCTATCGCAGACGAGCTTCATAACCTCCATATGCGTAAGTTTCATAGTATTGATGATTCTTATAATCTCATTACGATGGAAAAGTATGTGGAGCCTAATTGGGTCGATAAAACAGAGGCAAACGAGCAAATATATACCGCTCTATTTGTGGCGGAATTAGAAATAGGAGGTAATTAATTTGGGCGGATTTTTAATGAATCATGGTTATAAATTTGAGTTAAACGTATCAGAAACGAGTACAGCTAAGTATGCGGTTATCGCGAAAGGGATTACTTCGGTAGATCCGGACAATAATGAAGAATCAGATGAAACGTATTATTACGATGGTGGTGGAGCTGCAGAACGTGATATTACCGGTTTCATGATGTCTTATGGATTTGAAGGGCATCGATACTATGGTGACGAAGCACAAGATTTCATTTTTAAACGTATTAACCAAGTAGGGAGCGCTCGTAAAAGTGATTTTAGAGTAACTGAACCGAATGGAGACAAGTGGGAAGGTCGTTGTACTATTTCAGAAATTAAAGCTCCTGGCGGAGATGCAAACGCTAAAGGAGAAATTGAGTTCACAATCAGTTTTGATGGCGTGCCAAAATTCACTAAAGCAACACCAACGTTGTAAAACAAGGAGTCGTTAATGCGGCTCCTTTTTCTTTAAATAATATATCAAACTATAAAAATGGAGAGTGTAAATAGATGTCAAATGTATTTCAATTTAATTTTGAACAAACTCACAAAGATGTAGATGTTGCTGGTAAGGTATACCGCGTTGAGTTCAATGATGACGCTTTAGTTAAATACCAAAAAGAAATTAAAAGATTTAAAGAAGAGTCGGAAGAATTACAAACGCTTGTAGAAAGCTATAAAGATGCTTCTGACGAAGAAATCGAAGAACTTATGGAGAAGCAGAAAGAAGTTACAAAGCATGTTGTTGAAACTTTCTTAGGTAAAGATACGTTCGAAGAACTATATGAAAAAGCGGGTAGATCAGCTAAAAATCTATTATCTCTTGTTTGGTATCTAAATGATTTATATGTAGAAGAAACATTGAAGAAATCAGAAAAAGAACAGTCTAAATATTTAGCTAACCTTAAAAAGTAAGGTGATCGGTAATGTTTAAACTCACCGATAGAAACAGGGACATTTACGAATGGGCAGGAGTAGCAATAGAGTTGAACCTATCCTTCGATAATGTTTTGAAAATGATGGAGCTTTTTGACGATGTTAATATACCAGATCGGATGAAACCAAACATTGCGTTGAATATGATTATTGTGGATCATTCGCTATTAGCGCAATTAAATCCATCACAAAAGGAAAAACTTCTCGTCGATGTGTTTAAAGATAAATTGAATATTGATTTAACGTCAGGTAAGAAGACCAATGAGAGGACGGAAGAGTTAGAAAATCCGTTAAATGAAGAAGAATCTCCAGAAATACCTGTTGTTAATTTCACATTAGACGCAGAAATGATATTTGCGTCTTTTTTGTATGACTATAATATCAATTTATTTGAACAACAAGGGATATTGCAATGGGGAGAGTTTTTAGCTTTATTTAATAACCTGTCTGAAAAGACGCCAATGCGTACTGCGATACACTATCGGACTTGCGAAATACCTAAGAAAGATAAACATAACGCTGAAGAACGAAAGCGAATCAAGAAAATGAAAGAGCGGTACGAACTGCCAGAAGCAAAAGCCATTAGAGAAGAAATGGAGTATAAGGCGTACCTAAAAAGAGTAGAGGCGCAAAAAAGGCAGGTGACTTCAAATGGCTGACGGACGTGTTGATATAGAAACCCGGTTAGAATCAGATAACATCCGTAGGGATGTGCAACGCGTTAATGCTGAATTAGGTCGCATCGGGAATAACATGGGACAAGCAGCTCAGGGAATGCGTAACGAAATGGGTCGAGGAATGCAAGGAATGGTTGGAGACTCGGAATATTATGCGAGACAGTACCGCCGTGCTTATGGAAACGAGATAGGCGGTCTTATGGGTGACATTGGCAGTTCATACCGTTATATGTCTGCGGAAGCTAGGGGCATGATGGAAGAAATGAGACAAGGATTCTACGCTCAGAAAATGGCTATGATTCCTTTTAAAGAAGACCAGATTAAAGCGACTTACGGATTCTATAAGATGGCTCAAGCATCTAAGGACTTCCAGGGAACAAACCAAGATTTCATAAATCAAGCTAACGATATAGGGAAGGCAATGAAAGCCTCACAAGACGCACAAATTAACGCCAATCGTTTAGCGATGATGGGTATGCTCCAGACTATCGGCGCTATGAATGCAATGTCTTCTGCAGCATCTAAGACAACTAAGAACTTGGATCAGATGAAAAACCCATTATATAACACCGCCCGTCCCGCCCTAGCTTTGGTAGATAGCTTGGATAGAGTGGCTCGAAGTGGTTCTGCTGCTCAGATCGCTCTGGAATTGCACGGACCGCAAGCGAGCATGAAAACCCTAACGGATGAAGCGATGAGGCTTAATACAGTTATGATGGGGATGCCTATCGTTGCGATTGGTGTTGGGATGTCTGCTCTATTCATGTATGGAGCTTTACACAAAGCTAACATGGAAATGAACCCTAAATACGCAGAAGCGTTTAACGAGATGATGGAGAAACTAACAAAGGCTTTAGAACCAATGAGACAAGCTTTCGCTGCTGTTGCGATTCCTATCTTTAACTTTGTTACGAAACTAGCAGAATTGACTATAGCGTTTAACGAAGCTCATCCGTCAATGGCACGATTTATTCAAGGTACCATTATGTTAGTCCCTGCATTGATGGCACTTATGCTACCTCTAGCTCTTGGTGTTGGATACTTCCGAGGTTTGAGAGCGATTTTATTTGCATTGCGACCCATTATAATGCCTGTTGTGACTGCATTTGCTACAATGTCGACTCCTGTATGGATATTAGCGGCAGCTATAGCAGGATTAACGGTAGGATTCACCCACTTTTATAAAACGAACGAAAAATTCAAGGGATTTGTAGACGGGACCATTAAAAGTATTAAAGATTTCGGCAGTGCTCTTGTTAAAAATACCTCTGAATTAATTCAAAGTGCTTACAAATCTGATATGGTGCAGAATAGCATAAAAGCTCTGCGAACGGGATTCGCTACAGCAGGGAAGAAATCCTTAGAGTTTGGCTCTAATATGGTTAGTTTAGGTAAATACCTTTACTACACGGCTTTAGACGGCGACCATCTCAACGACTGGATTACTCATCTCCCTGAATCTTGGCAAGGCGCTGCAATGGCTACAGGACAAGCTGTATCGACGATAAGAGGTCATATCAGCTCTTTATTCGGCGCTACGATGCAGCTAGGGAAAGATTTACTACAGCTAGGTAGCTATTTAACAAACGTAGCATTTACAGGAAACATCTTTTCTGATGCCTTAAATGCTTTACCGCCAAGTGTGCAAGGATTAGCAAGTTCGTTTGCACCGGCAATGCTAGCGGTTAATTCGTTCGGACAATCCATTGTTGCGCTAGGGAAGTATTTGTATTTCGCTGCGTTAGATGGAGACGCAATGAACGATTGGATCACACATCTTCCTGTAAGTTGGCAAGCGGCAGCGACATCTATTGCGAATACCATAGTATCCATGACAACATCGTTTACATCTTTATTCGGTCCACTTAATCAAGTTGGTTATGCGTTTCTTAATTTAGGTAGATATCTTCTTTCTGTCGCATCTACAGGCAGTTTAATGAACGGATGGTTAAACCTTATGCCTGTTGGGTTCCAAACGGCAGGTGTTCTTATAGGGAATGCGGTTCTAACTATCAAAACAGCTATTTCTAGTTTAGTAGAGGCTGTTAGATTAGCTTTAGGCGGAGATACATCTCAACTAGGGCAGATCTTCATGACAATTATGCCTACACTAATCGGGATGCTACTCGGCGGTTTACCTGCATTGCTAATTACAGCATCTCATTTTCTTCCTACAATCGTGAACGGGATTAATACGATGTTGCCGCTTTTAACATCAACGATAACAAACATAATCACCGGCATTGTAACAATAATCACGACGTACCTACCACAATTCCTTGAGCAAGGTATCAAAATCCTCACAGTTCTAATAGAAGGAATATTGCAAGTGTTACCCGTCGTAGTTACTACATTAGTTGAAGTAGGGACAACTCTAATCAACACACTTGTTAACACTATTGGGACTTTACTGCCTGTCATTTTAGATGCGGGCATAAAAATACTAATGGCTATCATTGATGGGATTGTACAAAATTTACCGAAAATTATAGACGCTGCATTAAAAATAATAGACTCATTGATTAATACTATAGTTAAATTACTACCGCAAATTATTGATGCAGGAATAAAAATTCTAATGGCCCTTATCGATGGTATTATAAAAATCCTTCCTAATTTAATTGATACTGCCGTTATGTTAATTACAAAAATATGCGATATGTTAATCCAAAACTTACCTAAGTTGATTGATGCAGGTATGAAAATCTTATTAGCGTTGATTGATGGTATTATAAAAATGCTTCCAAGTTTAATAGATGCAGCTATTAAACTGATCGTCAAATTAGTTGAGACTCTAATCCAAAACTTACCTAAGTTGATTGATGCAGGTATGAAAATCTTATTAGCATTAATAGATGGGATTATAAAAATTCTTCCTAAGCTAATTGAAACTGGATTAAAGTTGATTGTAGAAATTGCGAAAGCGATTATTAGTAATTTGCCGCAAATTTTATCTGCAGGTAAACAGATACTAGAGGCTTTAATTAACGGTATTATTTCTTTAGTTGGAAAACTACTATCCACTATCGGAAGAGAGGTAATTGGTGGCATTAAAAATTGCTTTAGTAACGCTGGAACGATGCTAACTAACATAGGTAGAAATATAATTCAAGGTCTTATTAATGGTATTTCCGGAATGGTAGGAAGTGCAGTATCTGCTGTTAAACGTGTAGCAAGCAGTATCAAAGAAGGGATTGCCGATTTCTTCGATATTCATTCCCCATCTCGCGTAACTTATGCGATGGGCGAATTTGTCACTGAAGGTCTTGCTAATGGTGTTGTCGGTATGACTAAATATGCGGTTAAAAAAGCACGTACATTAGCCGAATCTGTATTAGATGGATTCTCGTCACTGAAGGATGATATCGTTATGGGTGATATCGTCGGTGGTGATATTGATAACGCAGCTCTGAATTCCGCATTTTCAAGCTCTAAGAGATTTGTGAATGATATGGTTAACGTTAATCCTACGGCACAACAGGCTGCTTATATAGCACCTAAACAAGAGAGACAAGTTAAAACAACACCTCAAGATAATAATCAGAGCAACCAAAACAACACGTACATCGTAATGGATAAAAAGGTTGTTGGAGAAGTATTAGCACAACCCGTAGAGACTACGAACAACAGACGAAAGCAACGTCTTGCACAATTTAAACCAACTGTAACACCTTCCTTTTAACTAAGGGAGGTGTTTTTTATAGATGAAATAGGAAGGAGATAGTCAAATGCCATCAGGTAGTTTTTCATTTAATGGAATACGTAAAGACTACATCTTTATCTTAATGGGATTTAACCGACCTGCATGGTCTCCTGTTGAGAGAGATATCTTAAAGGTTCCTTCTAAAGCAGGAGGGTATCTCCTACAAACGAATACAAATGTAAGAACAATAGAAGTTCCTGTCATTATTAGGGCGGGTAGTCAAAGTGAAATGCAAAAGATGAAAGAAGATTTAGCGGATTGGCTTGTGACAGATCAACCTTGCGAATTAATTTTTGATGATGAACCAGATCGCACATACATGGCTGTAATTGATGGTGAAGCAGATATAGATGAATTAATTTTTAGAGGAAAAGGAAAGATTACATTTGTCTGCCCTATGCCTTATAAATTAGGGGCTATTAAAACAGAAGTTATGCTGGTGCGGAATCAAGAATTAAAAGCGACATTTGAAAATAAGGGAACAGTAGAAACAACCCCTATTATCGATATAGAAGTGGCAAATCCTAGTCCATTCTTGGATGTATGGAATGATGACGAATATTTCAGGCTCGGTTATCCTACTGGAGTTAAAACTCGTGTAGTAAAACAAGACGAACGCCTGATATGGGACGAAATGAACAGTTTAACACCTTGGACAGCTGTAACTGGTCAAATAGGGATTTATAAAAGTTCAGGAGCAATGAAAATATGGCAAGGATACGCTTTTACACCTGAATCATACGGAATAGGAACTGCTACTGAGTGGCATGGCCCCTTTATGAAACGAACTATCCCTAATACGGGTGGTGTTATTCAAGACTTTAGGCTTGATGTGCAAATGTATTTTCAGTCAGGTCATTGGAGTAGAATGGGCAAAACGGTGGTAATGCTTTTAGATGCTAATGACAATGTAATAGTTGAATTAGCGATGGCTGATGAATATATGAGTCATGAAATGACAACGGCACAAGCAATTATTGATTCAGGAGGGGCTAGAAAATGGATTGCTGATGAAATGGGCATGTATTCTGATACATTTAATAATTTCAGAGGTCATGTTTCAGTAGCACGTAGAGGTAAAGAGTGGAGTTTCTATTTTGCTAAGTATCGCAAAAATACCGAAATAGATGATGCTAGTTTTGTCCGCACCTGGAGAGACGAGTCCGATAGCAACCCTATGACTTCTAGACCAGTCGCGAAGGTAGCTGTAGGATGTATTGCTTATGGTCCTAATCCGCCGGCTGACATAGCGTTTATTGAAGATGTTAAGTTTTGGAAGATTAATACTTTAACGCTTGACGAAACACCTTATATTTTTGATGTAGGGGATAAAGTTCAGATAGATACAGAGAGATCATTAGTAACAATAAATGGAACAAATGCAATTGGATTAAAAGATATATTTAGTAGATTCCCTATTGTAAAAAGAGGGCGCAATGATATTATTGTACGTCCATATAACATAGGGACAGCTCGAATTGTTTACAGGGAGAGGTACAAATAATGAAGAAGGTAAGCGGAGATTTACACATTGTAGATTTTAAAACAAAGCAAATTATCGCTACTATTCAGCCAGCGGATTATTTCGATGATCTAAGGCACTGGGAAATCAAAGATAACGTCGACATACTGGACTTCAAACTATTAGAAGATTCTCCGTTTCTAGATTATATCCAACAAAAGAATTTGATATTAAAAGAAACTAACCCTGGTGTTATTACTCCCTATGTAATCACTTCTATCGAAAAAGACTCTGAAGCTCATAATGTTACTATCTATGCATCAGGTGAGTGGATTTTACTTGATAAAGATAATTATTTAAAACCGCAAGAGATTAAAAGTTGGAGTGCTGAACAGTATTTAACACTGGGCATCACAGGTACTGGATGGGAAATCGGCCTTATCGAAGCGGAAGGTAAGCGTTCTTTTAAAATCGAAAAGTTCATAAGCCCTTTACAATTCATTCAGCAAATTGCAACTCTCTTCGACAACATCGAGATCCAATACAGAATCGAAATTGGAACAGGAAAACCAAGAAGATTCATCGACCTTGTTAAGAAGCGTGGTAGAGAAACAAATAAAGAGGTTACGCTTGGTAAGGATTTAGTAGGAATCAAGCGCATAGAGAATTCAGAGAACATTATTACGGCATTAGTCCCGTATTATATAGGGCAAGATGCAGATGGAAACGACAAGTTAATTACTATCGAATCAGTTAATAACGGAGTTCAATATATTGTTGATGAAGCAGCATTTCAACGTTGGAATGTGAACGGGAAGCACCAATTTGGATTTTATACACCGGAATCTGAAAAAGATGAACTTACTCCGGCCCGATTGTTAACATTAGCCAAAACGGAGCTGAAAAAGCGCGTTTCTACAATCGTAACTTACGAAGTGAATTCCGTTGACATCTCTAGCGTATTTGGATATGAGCATGAGGATGTTAGAGAAGGTGACACAATCCGTATTATCGACGAAGGTATGACACCGACTCTTTACCTAGAAGCAAGAGCTATTGTAGGAGACAATTCCTATAAGGATAAGCATCAAAACAAGCACAAATTTGGAAACTATGTAGAAATAGTCAACCAAGATGAAGCGTTGCGAAGACTGTATCAAAAGATGCTTTCCATGATTAATGACAAAGTATCGAAAGAATGGTTTGCTGCATTAGAAGAAAAAGCAAATGATACAGCTAAAAAGGCGAATGAAGCTGTTGAAGAATCGAAAACAGCTAAAGATTTAGCTACTGCTACAAAAGATTATATGGATCAAAACATGGTCGATATTATAGAAAGTGTTTCTCCTCCTATCGCGGGTCTTAAACCAAATAAAACGCTATGGCGTGATATTAGTGGTGGTAAGCCTGGTATTTTGAAAATATGGACAGGTACAGCGTGGGATGTTGTCGTTCCGGATGTCGAGGAAGTTAAAAGGGATCTTGAACTCACTAATGAATCTATGAAGTCGAAAATCTCTGAAAAACAAATGCAAGATTATTTAGGTGGTTTAGGCAGTACAAATATTCTATTCAATTCTGCATTTGAAGATAGAGAAATTAACCCAAGTTCTGGTGTGATTATCTCTAGAACCCCAAGCCTTAGTAAGTGGAGTGTGACAGCTACTGCAGGAACAGCGGTTACACCTACAACATCCAAAAGACATGACGGGTATAATTCTGTTCAGATTCAAGCTACAGGGTTAACAGGAAACGTTTTGACAGGAATAAGCCAGATGACTCCTGTTGCATCTAACTCAGGGAAAGTAGTGTTATCTGCATGGATATTTACGAATAGTAAAGATGGCTTAGATCAAGATGGATATTTGGAAATTAAGTTTCGGAATGGGTTAACTGTAGTTGCAACTACGAATGTAACTTTAAAAGATAAGTTAACTGATGGCGTATGGACATTTATTTCCGTTACTGCTGATGTACCTTCAAGCGCTGTTACTCATGCTGAAGCTTGTATAGGAATAAATAAAAACGGCCTTATTTGGGCTTCTCAACCACAATTTCAACAAGGTGAGAATCCTTCGAGTTTCATGGAAAATCCTAAAGATTATGCTAACTACGACCAACTTGTTGGAGAGATTGCAAAAAAAGTGGCTACTTCTGAATTCGACTCTAAGGTATCTACTATTGAAACCAGTATAAATCAACAATCTGACTGCATTAATCTCAAAGCAGAGAAAAATGATGTTTACAATAAAACAGATTCTGACGGGCGTTTTGGGAGTAAAGCTATAGTAGATAATCATACTTCACAATTATCTTTAATGAGTGATGAGATTAACTTACGAGTTAAAAATAACGAAATTGCTTCCACAATCAACCAAACAGCTCAATCTGTATTAATTCAAGCGAGTAAAATTTATCTTGATGGTTACATTGAAGCAAAACATCTTAAAGCGCAGACTTTGCAAGGGGTAACAATTCAAACTGCTCCTGCAGGTTCAGGCGCCAATCATATTCGTTTAAATGCACAGAATTTAACTGTATACGGTGGTGGACGTAGTAGAGGTTATTTAGGATTCATTGAGCGTACAGACGGGAACATTCAGTCCGCTTTAATTCTTGGTAATGATTATGAGACAACAGGGACGTTAAACGGATCATTAGTAATTGACCAAACTACAATAAATTCAAACGTATTCACTAACTCAGTGGCTTCGATTGGGATTGCTACAGGTCGTAATGGAAATGACGTCATTAAATCTTCCTATATCAATTTCTACAGATATGATGGAGCAATGCAAATTAACTCTGTAGGCGATATGAGTTTAACTAATACGAACGGCAACATCTCTCTTACTGCTAGTTCTACAGGTGGTACTACAGGTTTTATCACCTTGAGTTCTTCTAAAGATATCAATTTGACCGCTAAGCGTGGCTACTTTAATTTTTATACAAGTGATAACAAGTCATTCCCTGCAATGACAATTAAAGACTTAGCTCCAACTGCTCAAGGAGATGTAGATTTTACTTTTGCAAATCAGATCATGTTTAGAATGGCAAGGCATCCTGACTATGTAGGTGAAGGATTACAGATTAAAAGTGCGACAGGTGACGCTTTCCGAGACATTAAGCTAAGAACACTACGAGCTACTGAAAATATATCTGCTACAGGGCGTATGTGGGCGCAAGAATTTATCCCTAATTCTTCTCGTGCGCTTAAAATGGACATAGAAGACCTTCCATTCTCTGCTTTAGATAAAATCAACTCTGTAAACATCAAACAGTATCACTTTATAAGAGATGTTGAACGCTTCGAGTCAGGGGAGTCTATTACACTTCCAATTAATTACGGTATGATTGCGGAGGACACTGACGATGTATTCACCACACCACAGAAAGACGCTATAAAACTTTATAGCTCTGTTGCAATTTCTATTCAAGCAATACAAGAAGTTGACTTTAAAGTTGAAAATCTTCAATTTGACCACGGTATGTTGAAGCAGGAAGTTGACACTCTTAAAGAACAACTTGAAGCAGAAAAACTTGAGAAAATTTCAATGAAAGCTGAAATTGATGAATTAAAGGTATTAGTGCAACAATTACTAAACAAATAAACCGAAACAACAATTAATAAATGAGAAACCAGAGCAGCCATAAGCTGGTCTTTTTTTAATTTACAAAAGGAGTGATCCATTTGGCAGAACTATTAAAGGTAAGAGAAATAACAATTGACACAATGCAACATAAAGATTTCGCCACAAAAGAAGAAGAACTAAAGGTAATGCGGTTTTATCAGAATGATTTAAACTCTGCCAAGCTATTAATCAATGTAACTCATGACAAAGTAGTTACGGATTTCTCGACAGCTACAAAGGTACAAATTGCATTTTTAAAGCCTGATGGCAAGAGAGTGTTCCAAGATGTACAGAATGTAAATCAAATGCAAGGTAAGTATTATGTAGTATTAAGCACGCAAACACTTATTGCCTACGGAAACGTAGTTGCGCAATTAAGATTAACCTTCCCTGATAATAAAGTAATTGAAACATGCAAATTTGTTTTTGCTGTTGATGAATCGATAATGTCTGATGAAGCAATGAAATCTACAAATGAATTTCCAGTTATTCAAAAAGCAATTGAAGCAGGGGAGAAACTTGAAGGTGTAGATATTAACGGGATTATTGCAGCAGGTGCGAAAGCAGATGCGGCGTTACCTAAATCAGGCGGTACTATGACGGGTAATGTAGACATGGATGTTTCAGTCGGGTCTAAGAGTAAAGGTTATCGTTGGAGAGATGCTACTGGCGCTTTATTCGGCTTAGAATATGCTACAGATGGGGCGCTTATATTATACGATTATAAAAACTCGGCTAGAGTTTGGCAGTACGACCCTGTAGCTAAACGACTTACAGTCTTGTCAGATACAAACTTGTTAAAAACCACAGGTGGAACGATAACAGGCTCTTTAGCCCTAAATAACGAACTGAGATTTGAAGGCGCGACTTCTGTCCAACAAATGCTGTTCAAAGGCGATGGAACGACAACTAAGTCCGTTTGGTTAGCTAAATCCCAAGAGGGTATTGTAGTAATCCCTGAAACAGCCCCGGGAAGTGGCTCTAGAGACTGGGCTAACGCAGTATATCTAGGGGGAAATCAAAATGGATTAGTGAAAAAAACAGGAGATGCAATGACAGGTAAATTAGTAATGGATAAGGCACAACCTATAGATTTTAACGATAAAGACGGCAATCGTAAAAGTAATATAGGGATTGATTCTAATGGTAGATTCTACTCGTGGGACGAAGCAGGTGGTAAATACTTTTGGGTTAAAAATGCAGATGGTACATTCACAGTAAACGCTGATAACCTTGTGAAGAAAACAGGTGACACGATTACAGGTACTCAAAAAATGGGTACAAATGCCATTATTCAACAAGAACAACATAAACGAAATGCAAATGCAAAAGGTATTTTCTACACAGATGAGGGCTCAGCTACTACAGTTGCGGGCGTAGGTCGATATGTGAATGACACTGGTGAAGACTTTATGTATATGGGACATGGAAGTAGCCCGTGGAATAGTACCGCAGGTTTGAGAGTTAGCCCTACGTTTTTAACCTACAAAGGTAAGGATGTTAAAACGGCAGATAAAGACGGCATTAGCAATATTACCTTAACTGCTGATGCTGAATTGACAGGTGCTAACGGTGTAATCGCAGTAAGAAGAGGGAACACAGTTAGCCTAAGAGCGCCTATACGGAGAAAAGCAGGAAGCGGAAATTTAGCAGTTTTATTCACGTTACCTGCCGATATGCGCCCAGTAGGGTTCACCGTTCAACAAGGAATAGTATCAATTGACGGGGTATCCGCAATATTCACTGTTTCAACCGCGGGGGAAGTAACTATTCAAAACGCTACTGCTACAGACGTAGCGGGTAAAAACTTCTTTGTTACTTGCACATATGTTACAGATTAAGGAGGAAACCAAATGGCTAAATATTACGGTTATTGTTATGACGAAAACGGAAAGTTCACTGAGATGATTCCAATTGATGAAAAGCCGATTTACGAGAAACGAACGTTTTACAGAGAAGAACAGAAAGAAGTTGTTACAGAAGAAAAGTTATGCGCGCTTCACCAATCC